GCGGCGCGCGCCTTCTTCAGGTTGGCCAGCGCAGCTCGACGCTGCGCAGCCGTGACGTTCGGTCTCATGCTTCTTCCTCCGGTTGCTGCTGACGCCGGGCGCGGACGCGCCGGAGTCCGTCCCGAGCCAGCCGGTCGCACCATGCTGTAGCGACTGGATCTCGGGAAACTCGTGTCTGTGTTCGAGCGATGCTTCGTTGCCTTGGCCTGGCGCATGCGCCGGGCAAAGGCTTGACGCTGTGCCTGGGTGAGGTTGCGCGCGTGTGATGCGCGGGCGCTCGTCGAGAGCCCTTGCATCGCGGCGCGCGCGGAGCGCTTCGCGTACGCTCCTCGGCCGTTGACGGCCGCAATGGCAGTCACCGGCGGCGGCGAGTTCGGCGTCATTCCCGGCCGCGCGTAGCCGTAGTTCTTGACCGCCTTCTTGGAGATCTGAAACGCTTTGCCGACCGTTCGTGCCATTTGTGGACGCACCCCTGCACCGCTCGCAGGAAGCGCCCAGCGGCTCCGATGATCGCTGGTACTCGCTATGCGGTAATCCGGAGCCTACGCAGGCTCGTGGGCGCCGGTCAACTTTCCGTGCACTTCGATTTCAACGCACAAAAAAGCCCAGGCACCGAAGCGACGGAGGGGGGTGGGACGCCGTCTTCGATGCCTGGACAAGTTTTTGGGGTTGCCCTGTGACCGGGGCGCAGTTCTTACCTCGTGAGGTACCAGGCGCCACCGACGAGCACCACGGCGCCCACCGCTCCCCAGAGGAGCCACTTCGTTCCTGTGTTGGAGCGCAGGGCTGCCACGATCTCGTCTCGGCTCTTGTTCGTTCCGAACATGGCTGACGCTTGAGCGGCGCACGCAGTGTCTCCAGGGCGCCCCGCGTCGATGCACATTTGCTGCACCATGGCGTCACGCACTGCCTTGAGCATGGTTGGGTTGACGGCTCCTAAACCTGCGTACATCTTGTGTGCCTCCTACGAGTGAGCAGACTAGCGCGTGAGTCTCGGCAAACGCAAAATTCAGCGCGCGCGACGACGACGGTAAACCAGAAGCGCCGCAGCGGCGGCGCCAGCGACGAGCAGGAGAGCCCCCAATTTCCGGCTTTGCTCCTGCTTGGCCTTCTGCAGGGCAATGATCTTAGCGGCAGCGCTGCTCGTCATTTTGAGCTGAGCTTCCTTGCGAAGCTGCACGTCAGCCTCTTGCAGCTTGAGCACGAGCTGCGTGGCGTACTGCGAGGGCGTCACCGTAGCCGTCACGACCGGCTGCGCAGCCTTGTATGGGAGCTGCGGCACCTGCACGCCAGGACGAGCGACGCGCAGTGTGCTGGCGCCGTGCAGCGGGATGCTCGCGAACGGCAGAGCAGTGAAGCGCTGCGCCAGCTCCCAGGCTCCCACCATCGCCCAGTCGATGGGCTCACCAGGTGGCGAGGGAGCGCCCATCGGGTAGAGCCATAGGAGCAGCAGATCCGCGCACGTCAGTCCGACGCTGGCGGACAACTGGTTCATCGAGGGGCTCTCGTAGCCCCAGATCGAGCCCGTGCTGCAGAAGTTGGCCTTCGGGTAGAGAGGCGTCGCCAGCGACGAATTCCAGGTCGGCGGCGCTCCGATCGGGTTCTTGCTCCAGACCGCGTTGTCCTTGTAGGCCTGCCAGAGGTCAGCCCGCGGCGCCCAGCTGCCCATCACCGGCGCGCCCGGCAAGCCGAGCTGCGCGAGCCGGCTATCGGCCCATGTGCGACTGACGGAGAGATCCTGGAGCGGCTTGAGCTGCTGAGCCAAGTTGTCGATGAGCTGGTCGCGCATCGTCAAGTAAGCGCGGATGGCGAGCGAGCCCTCCTGGGCGATGCGGGCTGCCGGCACGATCTGAGTCTTCCAGATGTCGTAGAGCGTGTAGGCCGCGCCCGCAGTTGCCGGAGAGCCGATCTTGCCCGCGATGATTTTGACGATGGCGCCGCCGACCTGCGCACAGATCGCCGAGGCCGCCACACCCGCACCAGTCGCCGCGCAGATCGCCGCGCCGCCGATCTGTCCTGCGGTCTGCGCATAGACCTGCATGCTGGACCCATCGGTAGATCCGCCACGGGCCACGATCTGTTTGCCCATGGGCTGCAGGTTCATTGCCGTGTAGCTCATCCGACTATCCCGTCTTTCTCGACACCGAGCTTGGGTCCCACGATCACGCAGTGCACGCCGTCGTTGGTGTAGACGATCAGGAACGTCTCGCCGGTCTCTGGGTGCTGCGCAGCTCCCAAGTAGGCACCCGGAATGTCGATCTGGTAGTACCCGTGGTCACCGTTCGGCGTCATGGGATTCTCGTCGGATCCTTCGTAGAGCCGGACCTGGACACCGAGGATCTTGTCGAGCACCGCGAACGCCTCGGGCATGTCGTTCAGCTCGTGATATGGGCCGACAACCTTGAGCGCTTTGTTGCCCCTGTGATCGTGCACGAACCCAGGGCGCACCAGAATGCGCTGTGGACCCTCGGCCACGTGCTTGTAGTCGATGATCTTGCGCGGGTTCTGTTGCCACTTTGCGGAGGCGTACATCACCGCTTCGCAGGTTCCGATCTCTTGCAGCTCCGCCGGCCAGTCCCAGGGCACCGGCGTCTCGTGCTCGGGATCCTGGTCGTGGAACTTGCGGCGGATCTCGCGGGCGGCGGCGAGCGCGGAGTTGTTGCGCTCGTAACGTCGGGGCCGGTTGGTGCTCAGTTTCGGCTGAAGTGGACCGAGTCTCTGTTCCACCCACTCTCGGGTGAACCGCTCACCCTCTGCTTCAACAAGTCGCGAGTCTGGTATCACGATCCACTCGGTGCCATTGCGGTCCACCAGCAATTCCCGCTGACCTACCGGTGGAGTGCGAGGCGCGTAACGCACGGCCTTCTTTGCGTTCTCCTCGAACACGTCGTCACCAAAGCCCTCGAAGCCAGGTGGCATCGCTGGTCCCGCGCTCGCTTCGGTAGGTCCGACCTGGCGGTGCAGCTCCGAGCCCAGCATCTCACTGGCCTCGTTGCTGGCCGTCTCCAAACCCCACGTGCGCGACGGCGCGGAAAGTGCCAGGTGCAGGTCGCGCGCACTGCCGCGACGTTGCCGGTCCACGAAGATCACGCTGCGCCGTCCCGGTCCTCCCACGGGCCGACTGCTGTCACGCAGCTCCACGGCGCGTGCGAGCGCCTTCTCCAGCGAGGAGAAGCGTTCCTTGATCGTGACCTGTCCCTCGGGCTCGTGGATGGTCGCGCTCACCACGTAGGCGGCGTTGGGCTCGAAAGAGCTTCCGTACTTCACTTGATTTTCCCCAGAAGCCACCAGCTGGACACGGCCGTCGCGCACCCACGGGTGATCGTCATACAATCGCGCAACCTTCCCATCAGCAAGCCATGTGCCGACCCAGCTATTGGAAAAAGTGTCGCGGCTCACCAACATCAAGTCACCGCCCGGCGTGCGGATGACGTCCCCTTTGACCCAGGACAGCGCTTCGGACGAACGCGGAGCCGGGCGCGCCGCCATCGCGGCCTTGTAAGCCGCAGTTTTCTGGCAACGGGAACAATCGACCATCTCCGCCACCGTAGTGGCGTGGACCCTGCAGGCGCGCGCCCCACACGCTGCGATGTCGCGTGAACCAAAGTGCGTGGTGTTCATCGCTTGCGTCCCCGAAGCCACCAGCCGAGCAGAGCGCCGCCGACGACCATTGCGATCTCGCCGAAGCCGATGCTGAGCGCCAGTGCCCCGAGGCTGCTCGTGCTGCTCACGGCCGTAACCATGCCCTTGGCAACCGAGCCCGAGCCGACGTGTTTCGCGCCGAAGGGCATCTTGCGCCCAATGTCTACGCTGGCCACACCGATGGCGGAGCCCATGCCCAGACTCGGCCTGGGCAGGTCATTGCCGAGGGGCACACCAGGGCCGGCTTCATAGTAGTCGTAGCCGCCTGTCTCGGGTCGCCATCGAGAGTAGATCACCCGGCCTCCTTGCCGACCTTTCGCGCCGCCGCGACGCGGCCGACGATCTGCGGCAGGAACGTGATGAATGCGTAGGCGCCCAGGCCGATGCCCGCGACGATCGCGATCGTTTTCACCAGTGCGTTCGGGTCGAACGCAGGCGGCGGCCCGCCGGTCTGGTTGCACCACTGCATGGTCGCAGCGTCCATCTGCTGGCCCGTGCAACGCGCAAGCCAGCGCTCGTTGAACTTCTTCAGCTCGTAGAACTTGATCACGCAGTACGAGAGCCCGATGATCAGCGCGATGCTGAGCACGATCGTGACTCCTACCGCGATGGTTACGGGCTCGACGCCGAGTCCACGTTGGACGCACTCGGACGAGCCCTTGTTCTGGGGTGCGGCGCAGACGCTCTTCCACATGGCGTCGATGCCGGTGGACAGCGGGCCGAACGCGCCCTTCTGCAGGAGCGGCATGTCACTCTTGAGCTGGTCGGCGACGGCCTGCAGCACGCCCAGGCGCTGCTCGAACTCCGCATCCAGTCCGGTCTCACCACGACCGAGCGCCTGACCCATCGGCGGCACCGCGTAGCTCGCTCCCAGGTAGGCGCTCCAGAGCGCGTCGTAGTATTCGAGCGCGCCGACGTTCAGCTGGACGTTGCCGCCCATCTTGATCGCCGCGATCAGCTCGTCTGCCTTGTCGCTGAGCGTTTCGTACAGGCTGCGCTGCGACGCGAGCACCTGTCCGTGCCATCGAGCGTCCACGGCCCATGGTGGCTTCGGGAGCTTCGCGTTGATCAGCGCTCCCGCATGATTGCTTGCGTCGAGCAGAAGCATCGTCTTCTCGATCGCAGACATCTGCGCCGTCGGCCTGGGCAGGCGCGGGTAGTTCCCGAGGCTGGCGATGAACTCGATGGCTCCCATGGTCTCACCCTTGAGTCGCGGGCTTCTTGGCCGCCTTGAAGCCTCGGTACGCGAGCGCGAGCGCGCCGACCGCCATGAGACCCCAGGCCCAGCGCGGGATCTGGTTCGTGGCAGCGCCCAGGTCGCGGCGCCACGTCGGCATCGGAGCGCCCGCTTCGAGGTAGCGGCGGAGCGCTGCCGGAGCGGCGCTCATGCTCGGCACGGTCACCGCGCCAAGCCCGAACAGGCTGTTGTCCTGGAAGTAGCCGTCGTCATAACCGGCTCGGAAGTTGGCGACGTCCTGGTAGCTCCGCACGACGGTGCCGAGGCCCTGGAGGACGGCAGCGTCGAACGGAGCCCTGAAGTTGGACGTGTCAGCGTAGGTGCGTTTCGCCATTGCTCAACCTCGGATTTCCTTCGCATAGCCCTGGGCCAGCTCACGGATGCGCGGCGCGTCCTTCCGGCTGACACGGTACTTCCTCTTGAGCCGCCGCGCCTCTTCGAGCGAACTCATCTTCGAGTCGTGGTCCGGCGCGGTCGCTGCCAGGGCCACGTAGCGCGCCACCTCGTCGATGCCTCGCTTTGAAGCGCGGTTGCGCTTCATCTTCTTCCGCGACCGGTAGAGCAGATAGCCGAGACCCACAGCTCCCAGACCGAGGCCGAGCGCCGACGGCGTCGGAAGCTGGCCGATCCTCCAAAGTAGTCTCGCAACTGGATTCCACTCAGATGGACCCCACGCAGACGGACCATCTTGTGAACTCACAGGAGCTGTCCCGTGATAGCTCACTTGACCCAGCCCTTCTTCTTCGCCAGCCAGTAGCCACCGCCAGCTACCATGGTGGCCACCGCGCCGACGACCATGATGTTGGCCTTCTTCACGGGCGGCTTGTACGCCGGTGGCGCCACTGGGGGCGGCGGCACAACCGGCGGCTTGACCGGCGGCGGCGGGAGTACCGGAAGCGTCGGGAGCGCTTGCTTGCAGTCCTTCAGAAAGCCAGATCCCATCGGGATCTTACTGCCGCAAACTCCAGGAACGCTCACCGGCGCACCGATGCCCGCCGCCCAGGCCGCCGCTCCGCATGTCTCCGGTCCGAGATTGCCGTCCACGGCAATCGGACAGTAGTCGTACTTCTGAAGCGCCGCGTTGATCGCGGCCTGCATGGCTTTGATCTGCGCCGACGACAGCACGGTGGCCAGCGCCGCCTGCGCAATCGCGATGCACTTCTGTTGCTCCGCGTCGATGCAGTGCGAGAGCTGCTGCGGGGTCCAGCCCTGCGTCTCGTTGTAGTAGCCGCACATCTGGATGCTGTGGCCGGCGCACGCCTGATACGTCGGCGTGTTCCAGGCTTGGCCTGCGGGACTGATGACTCCGAGCGCGCCGGTTGCGTGGTAACTCATGGCTCAGCCCTTCTTCTTCTTGGTCATGTAGAGGTACACGAACGCCGCAGCGGCAACGCCGCCCACTGCGAGTGCGATCGTCTTCTGGCTCAAGCCGCTCGGTTGATACATCGCGGCCTGCGCTGCTGTCGGCGACACCGGAGGTGGAGCTGGCGCGACGCCCCCGCCAGCGGATGGCTTTGGTGCCGCTGCCTGCGCTTGCGCCTTCGCAGCGCACGATTGGAGGCAGGCCGCGACCGCGTCCGGCTCGAAGAGCCCCTTACAGCTCACGCTGACGCACTGTTGCGTGAGCGCTGCCACATCTGTCTGAGGCACGATGCCCGTCTGCATCGTCGCGCCCAGTGAGCCCAGTCCCGAAATGGCGTTGTTGAAGATCCCGCCGCCGTGGGCCATCTGCCCGAACACACCTTGTCGCGTCTGGTACTGCATGGCGTCCCTATGCTGGTGCGGGACGCCTGCCTTCTGCAAGTTTTGCCCCTACTCCGGCGCGCTGTTCCTGGATCGGGGCCAAATCGTCGTGTGGCACCGGAAGCCCCACGCGGCTGGAAATCACTTCCTCTTGCCGTATCCCTGCGCCACCGCGATCACCGGCGTGATGACCGGGAACATCGCGCCCAGCAGTCCCCAGGCGAGTGCCCAGGCCACGCTCTGGTTGCGCTTGTAGCCGTGATAGGCGCTGGCCGCCATGCTGACCGTGCTCGCGACGCCCCAGAGAGCGCGCATGTTCGGGTCCAGCTCACCGACTCCGTTGAACGGATAGCGCGCGTACGCGGCCGGCGCGAAGTCGTCCGGCTTGAACACCGCGTACGGCGTCGCGATGAGAGGACTGTTCGTTACCGGCCGCGTCCAGATCCCGCCGTGGAAGCGAGTCGGATACGGGTGAACGTGCACCGTGTACGGGCTGGGAACTCCGAGGGTCGTCATGCTCATCCCTTCCGCGCGCGCAGCGCCACTGCGCTCTCGATGCCGAGCCCGAGCGTGCCGAGCAGCACCGACGCCGCGACGCCACCCCAGGCGTACTTGTCTTCGTCCGCCGCGCTCGGCGACATCGCTTTGCCCGCGTAGTAGCCCGCGACGCCGCGCACCAGGAGCCCGGCTCCGACGAGCGCGAGCGCCACCGTTGCGGTCATCGCTGCCTTCTGGTTGCCGGTCTGCTCGGCAGCGACCGAGTCCGCCGCCGCGTCCGCCGCTGCACCCAGTGCTCCCATGAGCGGCGAGAACGCCGCGGCCTTGGTGACCCAGGAGCGCTTCGGCGCCTGGTAGGCCGGGATGCGCGGCATCATGGTCTGACCAAGCCCGCTCATTGGCTCCGAGAAGTATTCGCCCACTCCCTGCATGGGCGCGGGACCGTGATGAAGCGTCACCGGTCCGTGCACTTCCTTGCCGTCCATGTAGAGCGGGTAACCGAGCTGTGTTCTGCCTTGCATGTTCCGGTTCCTTCTTTTACCTGCGCACGGACCAGCTGGGGAGTCGTGCCGCACGCAGCGTTTCCTTGCCCAGCGGAGTCAGCACGTAGTGATCGGCGAACGACCTCATCCCCGGCTGGTCCTGGCGCAGGACAATCAATCCTCGTCGAGCCAGCTCCTGGTAGCTGCGGTCATACACCACGCTGTCTCCTGGTCCTGGGATTCTCCTGCGCATGGGCGGCTCAGCCAACCCAGACAGCAGCTCCAGGTCGCGCCCGCTCAGCGAAGCGTTCTCCTCGAATCCCTCGTCTTCTTCTTCGATCCCGGCCTCCGCACGCGAGCGCTCGACGACTTCGTTCCACTCGGGAGAGCCGCGCTCCACCTCGTGCGCATGCCACTCCCAGCTCGCCACGGCGTTGCCGTGCTTGAGCGTCGTGTGACCGATCATGGTCATGTCGGTCTCGGCCGCTTCGATGATCTCGTCGTCGGGCTCACTCGGATCCCAGACCTTGCCCAGCTCTTCCGCCGCCTGCTGGTAGTCCTCTTCGCTGACCATGGTGAGCAGGCCCGGCGCGTGGTCGTCCAGCCACTCAACGGCGATCTCGAAGCCCGAGTCCATACCGTCGGCCCAGACGTAGAGGTTGGTGCTGCCGTATGCTCCAAACTGGAACTGCCAGAGCGGACCTTCGTCCTCGAAGAAGTCCACCTCGTCCGGGTTCGCGATCGGCGTGCCGGCTCCCGGATCTTCGCCGCCACCAAGCACGGAGCTGTTGCTTCGGAACTGGAGCCACCACGTCTCGAAGCTCGGGATGTCCTCTGGCGGTCCGTCGAGCCGCGCAACGAACTTCTCGTACTCGTACTCTGCGTCTTCTCGCTCTCTCTCATGGCGCGACGTGTCCTCGGCGTGCCCGTGAGCAGGAGCGTAGTCGTCATAGTCCCTGGTCGGGTCGAAAGGGTTCGGGCGGTGACCTCCGCGCGGCGGCTCGACGATGCGATACTGCCCTAGCGGGGTTTTCTTCACCCACTCCCGCCTCACGACCTGCCGTGCTTCGATCACGTCTTCGTGGCCCTTCGGGTACGAACCCACCGTCTTGGTCACACGGAACGCCACCGTGTTCGCGTTGCGGCTTCGGTGCCACGGCTCGCGATTCTCTTCCGAGGGAGTGACGCTCACCACCACTGCGGGCACAAGCCCGGTGTAGCTGTCCACGAACACCTTGTCGCCCGGCCGAAAGTCTTCGGCGCGAGCGTTCGGCTGGTGAACTTTCGCTCTGTGACCGTAGTGGCGCATCGCTCAGCCCTTCATCCACTTCGCGTACATCGCTCCCGCGGCAAGCCCGACGACTCCAAGCACGGCGAGCCAGCCCACCGTGCCGAGACCGCCAGCTTCGCCCAGGCCCTTGATGGGCTCGGGGTTCACGCGCACGTTGACGATGCTCTGCGGCGGCGTGCCACGCGCACCACCAGCGCGCACGACCGGACTCATCGGGCCGTACTTGTTGCGCTCCAGAAAAGCGATCTGCGCGACGGAGTCCATGCTGACCGCGCCTGCGTTGACGTGGATGGTCGGCCTGCCGGTGGTCGCGTCGATCACCTCGCTCTCCGCGAACATCCTCTCTCTCGCCAGGTATCCTGGCAGCCCGAAGCGCGCGGCCAGAATGCCGGCGTCGGGGTAGATGTTGGCCTGCGTTCCCGGTGGATCGAAGATGCCGTCGCACTTCACGTCGTCGGCCTCTGCGAGCAGCTTCAGCTCGTTCCAGGCATAGCCCGGCTCGGGCTCGTCCTGCACCGTTTCGTTGGTGCCGGCGAGCTGGCGCGCCGTCTGGAGCAGCAGCTTGTTCTTGAAGTACGGCGCTGCGGCCGAGCCACCGCCAGGTAGCGCGTCGCTCGGACCCATCTGGTTCATGCTCGGAAGCACACCGCGGTTGGGCTGGCTGGGGTATCTCGGATAGTTCGGACGCATGGTTGGTCTCACTTCTTGGCGAGCTTGTAGATGATGAGCGCCGCGCCCAGGCCGAGCACTCCCCAAAGAGCATAGCGCCCGAGCATGGAGGCTTGCGAGCTTTGGGGCGCTTGCATCGCGGCGGCAGCCTTTTGTTGCTGAAGCGCCTGCATCGCGGCGGCGGCGACAGCGGCGCTCGACGTTGACACCGGGGCGGGAGCTGGCGCTGGGGTTGGCGCGCGGTAGAGAGGCATCACCACGGTCGGCTTGGCGACCGTCAACTGCGTGGTCGTCTGCACCGACTGGGTTGGAATCGGCATGCCGGAGGCTTTGAGCCCTCCGTTGCTCGACCAGGAGATCTCGGCACCAAGAGAACCGTAGCTCATGCGGCCTTCGCTTTCTTGCGCGTGAAGTAGTAGACGGCTCCACCTCCCACGGCGAGCACCGCGAGCATGCCGCCGACGCCCAGGCCGAAGAACGCTTTCTTCTCCTGGGGCACCGGCTCCGGCGGCGGCGGCACGGTCACGACGTTCGGGGGCAACCTCATGCTGCTGGTAACCGCCGTCGAGATGGGAGCGAGCGTCGCCGTGCGCACGGTCGCCGGTGGTGGTGGCGGCAGCGTGGCACGAACGAACACCGGAGCGGTCGCGCAGACCGGCAGCCTGGCAATGGCGCATGCGTCCTGTCCCGCGAAGCGCGTGTTCGTGCCGTACGTGAAGCCGAGCCCCTTCACGTCGGGGATCCGACAGTCCAGCTCTGCCTTCGCTTTCTCTGCGGACGTGATGCACGGCAGCGGTGCCGCTCGCGTCGAGAGAGTCGGGGCGGCGACCATCATGGTTTGTCCGAGCGTCGTGTACGACATTGCTGTTCCTTCTTCAGTCGAGCTTCCAGAGCTTGTAGGTCTTCACGCGGTGAAGCATCGCGGTCTCACCGAGGCCTGCCACGGGGTCACAAACGATCCAGCGGTTGCTGCGCGGTTCGAGCACGCGAGCGAACACGTGACTGAACCTGCCCGGCGCCCCGAACCCGACCGTCACGAACTCCGCTTCGCGTCCGAGCTGGCGCGCCATCGTTGCGATCAGGAGCGCCAGCTCGTCGCAGTCCACGGTGGTCTTGCCGTGCGCCAGGATCTCCTCGACCATGCGCTGCGGGTCCTTGACGAACTCGGTGGCCAGCGGGTCGTTCAGGTACCGGCCATGGCTTGCGACCCAGTGTCGGACCGCCAGGATCTCAGAGAGGTAGTCCTTCGGCTGCAGCTCGCGCACGATGCTCTCGGTGACCGAGCGCACGAGCACGGAGCGCTCGCCCCGGTTGCCCTTCGCCATCTCCGTCATGGTGGCGATGGTGGTGCCAGGCCCACGGAACGGACGGATCGTGTGGGGCGGCGAGAGGGCGAGGGGTGCGGAGTACATCGCTCCGGACGACTCTACCGGCCCGCCGGAGCGTGACGCAAGAAACGGTGCACTGCGTCGTCCGGCGGCCAAACCGGGCTGAACACGTGGCACGGCTGCGTAACCGGTTGCGCCGTCACGTGTTACGCGGTTACACACCTCCCGCCGGCTTGACGCGGCGCGAAGTGCCCGATCTTTGGTGCTGCCAATGCTGCCAATGCTGCCATCTTGTGTGGCACGCCGGCTGCAGTGTCCCTCAGCATGTCAAACCCGAAGGTTCTGAGTTACGGTGGCGGTCTGGACAGTTTTGCGATGCTCGTGGACGCCATCCAGCGTGGCGAGCTGCCCGACGTCGTCATCTTCTGCGACACCGGCGACAGCACGGCCACCACGAACGGCTCCGACCCCGGCGAGTGGCCCTCGACCTACCGTCACATGCGCGAGGTCGTGATGCCCCTCTGCGCTCAGCACGGCATCGAATTCGTGTGGCTCGACAGCACGATGTACCCGGTGCGCAACGCGCGCTCGCTCTTCGCGTGGCTCGACGCCCGCGGCCAGATCCCCGTCGCCGGCCCGAACCGCATCTGCACCACGGTCGCCAAGGTGGAGCGCTTCGAGCGCTGGGCCAGCGACCGCTTCGGTACGCAGCCCATCGAGGTCTGGATCGGCTTCGAGTCGGGTGAGGAAGCGCGCGCCGAGAAGGACCCCAACGCCGGCAAGAGCAACGGCCTGCGCCTCAACCGCTTCCCCCTCATGGAGCGCGGCCTCTGTCGCTGCCGCTGCGAGTCACTGGTGCGCGACGCCGGCTTCCCGGTTCCCCGCAAGAGCGCGTGCACGTTCTGCCCCTACGCCTCGAAGCGCGACTGGCAGACGCTGGCTCGCGAGCTTCCCGAGACCTTCGAGCAGATCGAAGCGCTCGAAGCTCGCAAGCTCGCGGTGCCGACGAAGAAGAGCGGCGTCCGTCTGAGCATCATGGGTTACCGCAAGGCGCAGCCCGGTCCGTTGCCCGAGAACCCCGAGCGCGGCGTGCACTACAAGGCCCCCGCACTGCGTGACTTCGTCCAGGGCGTCTCACGCGAGAAGCGCCAGGCGTGCACGGTCTGTGGCGCCGCACAGCGCGCCACCAAGGCGACTGGATGCGACTATCTGAGCGAGCCCGAAGCGACCGTGGCGGCGTGATCAGTACCCACCGCTCTTGAACCAGCCGTCACCCTTGAGCACGTGCCCGGTGCCGCCAGAGACCAGCCGCTTCGCGGTGGGCTCGTGGCAGCTCGGGCACTCGCGCTCGGGCTCAGCGGTGATCTTCTGCTCCTGCTCCCACTGGTGCCCGCAGCTCGTGCACTCGTACTCGTAGGTCACTGCTGCATCGCCTGGTGCAGCTCGCGCAGGAACTTCTGGCCCTCGCGGCGGATGAGCGGGCTCTGCGCGCCGTCAGGCATCTGTTGCAGGCTGGCGACCACGCTCTCGGGAGTCACGCTCTGGCCGATGGCCTGGGCCATCTGCGGCCCGACGCTGGCCTTGATCTCGTTCGCCAGCTCCACCGGGTCCTTGCCCTGCGCGAGCGCCGACTCCAGGAGCGCACGGAACTGGCCGATCTGGTCAGCGCTCGCCTGAACCCCTGCCTGCTGTTGCTGAGCTTGCGGCGGCGGCGCTGCCGTCTGCACCTGCTGAGGCGGTGGCTGCTGCACCGTGGCCTGCACAGGCTGGGCTGCCTGCGCGGGCGCCTGCGGCGTCGGCATGAAGCCCGGCGGGTACTTCGGGCGTTGCATCGTCGTCTCGCCCATGAAGGCCGCGCCATCCTCCGTGCCGAACGCCGGGGATGCCGCCTGGAACACCGAGCCGTCCCGCGCGTGCAACCTGGGAGGCAGTGCGCGCTGCTGGGGCTGCATGTACGGGGCCGTCGCGCTCTGTTGCGGTGCTTGGCCGCGGAGCTGCTGCACGGTCTGCCCCGCAGACTGGATCATCGCCGGCCCTTGCTTCACCAGCTCGGCGCCCAGGCCGAGCAGCATCGTCTTCCAGTCGGTCGGCACCTTCTCTTCGTCGCCGCCGCCGCCGCCGTCCTTCGCGTAGCCCAGCGCTTCGGCCGTCGCCGCGAACCGCTGCACTTGCGTCGGCAGGTCGCCCTTTGCTTCGGCCTCCTGCCGATGGCGCTCGGACTCGGTGCGCAGGCGGCTGATCTCTTCGTCCTTCGCCGCGAGGCGCGTGTCGTAGCTCGCCTTGAGCGTCTCGACGCGCATGTTGTGCGAGTCGTTTTTGGCGGCCAGGTCGCGGTCATGGTTGCGGCGCTCATCGTCGAGCCGGGCCTGGGCCTGCTGGCGTGCATCCTCGACGACGCGGCGAGCAGCATCCTCGACCTCGCGCACGCGCTTCTCGGAGCGCTCGTGCGATTCCTTCATGCGCTCTTCGGCGCGGCGCTCGATGTCCTGGATGCGTTGGTCGGCGCGGCGCTCTGCCTCTTCCTTGGCGCGGTCCGCCCGTTGCTCGGCTTCCCGGATGCGGTTGTCTGCCCGCGCGTTGGCGTCGGCGATCTGCGCCTGCAGCCGAACGATCTCGTCGTTGTGGCTCTTGATCAGATCTTGGAGCTGCTTGTCACCAGCTCCGTTGGGCTTCATCACCTCCAGGATCCCCTTGAGCGCAGTGCCGAGCGCCTGGGTCTCTCCTGGCTTGTTGGCCTCGGTGCGGAGCAGTGCCACGTTCTCCTGGTGGCGGCGTTCGGCGATCTCCATCTCACGCTGATGCGCTGCTTCGATTCGCCGCAGCTCGCTTTCCTTCTGCTGCGCGAGCAACTGCGCCATGGTGAGTCCTTGACGCGCCGCCTCTTCCTGGAGCTGGCGCTCGCGCTCCACGCGCTCTTTCTCGCGCTGCTCTGCCCTAGCCTGGCCACGCTCATCCGCTTCCAGCGACGCCTCGAACATCCTGGCCTCCGCGTTGCTCTTGGGTCGCCCACTCACCCACGGTGCGTTTCCGTACCTCACGTCGCCCTCGCCTTCTTCCTCGTTGTCCTCGTCTTCGAGATCATCGAACAGCATCGGCGCGTACTCGTGTAGCGGCACCGTGAAGCGCACGGCCGGCGTCAGCGCCTTCGGTCGCACTCGCCGGGTCTCGGGATCGTAGACCCCTCCACGCTTCGGTGGTCCGTACAGCACAAGCACGTATTCGCCGCCACCGTAGGTGCGCTTGAACTCCTCGGTGGTCATGTAGCGCGTGATCTTGCGCAGGATGCCTGCGCACTGCGCGCCAGACCACTGACGCGGAGCCTTGCGCTCCACCGCGATGTAATACTGGCCGTCGCCGATGGGCGCCATGCTCATCAGGTCGTCGAGGTTGCGCGGCACGGGCTGGTCGCCGGCCATGTCGCTCACCTCGGCCTCCATCGTCGGCGCGCGGCGGCGGTGCAGATTCGACTCGTCGGGAGGCACGGCGGCGTCCGCCACGAACTCCGAGACGAACGCGGCGTGCGCCGTGCGCGCCGAACGCTCGACCGTTTCGCTCACTGCACTCGACGGCGTTTCTTCCTCTAGCTCGGCCGCAGCGTGCTTCTCGGCCAGCGCGCGCATCCTTTCCTCACGCTTCTCGCGCTTGGCCTGATGAGCCTTCTCCAGGCCGCGCCGTTGCGCGTCCGTCATCGGCCGCTTTGGCTTCTGCTGGCCGTTGCTTGCCTCGGGCTGCTCGGCAGCTGGCTGTTCGCTGGCTTCGGTCATTGTGCTTCAGCGCGCTGCGCCTGAGCCTCGGCCGTCATGCGGCCAAGCAACGCATCGACGTCTGCCTCCAGTGCCAGTACCTGTGCCTTCGCCGTCTCGTCCGTCGGTCGCTCTCCCGTGCTCAGCGCCGTCTTCATCCAGGTGAGCACGCGCGCGAGCCTCGCTGCATCCGACTCTCCGAACGCGATGCCTCCCGCGTCCGCCCCTTCCCCTTCGGCTCCGCCGCCCAGCAGCACCGGCTCGACCGTCTCGACGAGGTAGCGGCGGATCTCGTAGAGGTTGTCGTAGACGCGGTTGGCGATGTCCTGGATCAGGCTCATCGCTGTGTCCACCAGCTCGACCATTGGCACGTTCGGGTCGCTGACGCCCTGCTGCACCACGAGCTTGAGGCGCGTCCGGTGTGACTCGATCTCCTCCATGAGGTCGAGCATCGGCTCCAGTGTGTCGGGACCAGGATCGGCCTCGGCCTCTTCCGGCTCCTCGTTGTCCATCTCGCTGTCCAGCTCTTCTTCTTCCCTATCGACCATCACCAGCCTCCGTCGTCATGCAGCGCTTGCTGCCCAGTCCCGGTGTCCCACGTGTGTTGGATCTCGCTCAGCTGCGACGCTCGATACTCGATCGCACGCGCACACTGCTCGGGGGTAGCGCTGGACGTTTGCTCGCGACACACGCGCGCAGCCCAGAGCATCCCGAGAACCGTTTCATTCGCTTGTCTCTCCATCGCCTTCTGCTGCGAGCGCCGCCTCGACATCGAACGCCGCTTCCTCTTTCGCTGCCTGCTTCTTCCGATTCTCGGCGATCTGGTTGTCGTCGAAGTCGTCGAGCTGCTTGGTGCTGCCGTTCAGGTCGCGCGGACTGCGCAGCTCGCACGCGAACACTTGCGAGTCGCGCACCGAGAGAAACTCTCCGTCCTCCGCGCGACGCAACGTGCAGAGCCGCGCCACGAACCGAAAGTCAGGATCGTCTTGCACGTCCGAAAGCTGGCGCGCGTAGTGTTTGCACACCGGCCGGATCGGTTCGACCTCGGTCCACTTCGTGAGAAGCAGCGAGGTCAACCATCCTGTGCGCACGCGGTACCGCCCGTTCGGCGCGCGCTCGACCTCGCTCGGCTCGAACGTCCGCGTGATCTCCCCGTCCATGTCACGCACCACGAACTTGCTCGTGTCGGCCATGCAGACGAACGTCTCGGGCAAGAGAAGCGGCGCCTGCGCGAGCTTGACGGATGCTGGTGCAACGGGGCGCGGCATACCGTCCACCGGATCGAACCCGTGCTCGACCTTCACGTTCGTCGGATAGCCTTCGTACAGCTCTTGATCGATGCGCGGAGGCTGCGCCCAGTCTCTGCCTTCACCGGCAGCATCGCTGTCGTGCGTTCCCATTGGCGCCGAGGCTAAGTCGTGTCGTCGCTTCTTTCAAGCGGTACCACCCTAATTACGCCCGCTTCTCCTCGACGGCTGGGGGCACGTGCTCGTTCCGGAAGTCCTCGGCGATCTGGGCGAGCAGCTCGTTCTTCCGGAGCGGACGCTGAGCGAGCTTCTGTGCGGTATCCAGATCGGTAGCGTTTTTGACGAGGCTGGCCAGGCGCTCGTACTGCGTGGTCAGCACCTTGACCTCGCGCATCATCATGTCCTGCGCGTTCGCGTGCTCCGAGGCCTGCCGATGGTACTGCTCCATGATGTCGTTGCGCTCTTTCACGATGGAGTCCACCATCGCGAACAGCTCGGCGTGCTTCTTGTGCAACGCCTGGTATTCGCTACCGAAGTCCTTGAGCTGTCCGCAGAGCTGCTCGGACTCGGTCAGCTGCTTGTCCCAGCGGCCCAGCGCGGCGCGCTTCTTCAGGAACGAGAAAATAAGCCAGAGCGCGAGCGCGGCGCCCGCGAAGACCAGGAGGCTCGTGAGGTTCATCGGGGCTCGTGTACCACGGGGCGCTCGACACCGTAAAGCCGCCGCCGGCAGTGCCAGCAGTACCACCGCACGCGCTTCGGGTCATTGAAGTCCGGGTGATAGGCCTGGACTCGACTGGCGCCGCATTCTTCGCAGGGCGTGCGCTTGAGCTTGCCTCGGCGCACCAGCACGTTGGTGTAAGACCGACAGTTGACCTTTCGTTTCTGGTCCGCTGTGAGGTCTCGATACCTTGGGCGGCGCTCCCTTGTGTACTGAGCGAAGCATGGCGCGCACCACCGATGCTTCTCGCGTCGTGGGCGTTCCTTGCATTTGGAGCACAGCACGGCCGATATTCTACTCGGTGTTACCCGTGAAACAAGGACTTACGAGACCGTTCCCGCCGCAACGGCCGCCGCGGTCGCGAGCACGATGCGCCGGTCGCGGGTGCCTATCGGAGCGGTGAGCCGGCGCTGCACGGCCGGCCCGAGCCGTGGAGGCCGCGCGTCGAGCTGGCGGAAGAGATCTGCCTCGCTTTCGATTCGGATGACCGGCACGCCGCCGGCCGCCGCGACCGCCCGGATCATCAGCAGCGCGGCCTGCACGTGCAGCTCGGGCTCGCGTGGGTCAATGACGGGTCCGATGCAGATCCGTGTCGGCGGAAAGCGCTCCGCGACGACTGAAAGCACGAGCATGTGCACGCGCGAGCGCTTCTCTGGATTGCGCTTTCCTTCGAGAGAAAGCGGCCTACAGCGCAGAATATCCGAGTCAACGGCGATCACGTCGCCGTCGTCTTTCCACCACACGACGCTGTACGCCAGCGCGTCGAGTCCTGGTGCTATTCCGAGCACGAGCATGAAGTTTGTGCGCTCGGGTTTGGACCCTACGCAGAATTTTTTCGTTCTCGCAACTTTTGGTGCAGTTCGATTCGATGCCGAACGCACAGCCGGAGCTGGAGGCCAGTGAGTGATGCCCACTTCGCTTCCTTGCTCGGCAGGTTGCCCCCACAGACGCCGCACCGGTCGTCCTCGCAGTGAACCACCCAGCTCGCGGCGCTTCCCAGGGTGAGCTTCCACCCGAACGCCTCGCACGCTTCGAGGTACCAGAGCAGCTCCGTGTGCACCTGGACCTCCGCGCGCACATCCCCAAAAAGCCTGCTCCCAGCGAGCGCGTAGTGCGCTCGAACCCGCTGCGGCTCTCCGAAGACGGCGGCGCTCAGGTACTCACGCACCGTTTCGACGCGGCTCTTCACGATCTTCAGTAGCTACAGCGGTCGATGTCCGCGCAGACCTTGATCTTCGTGACGCACACCGGGTCGAGCGTGACGGTCCCGCTCTTCTCGACGTGCTCGCACACCGTCTCGCAGGTGTTGCCCTCGTCGTCGGGCTGGCCCTCGGGGCACTTCAGCTCGCGCATCCGGTCGCACGCGGCCTTGCAGTCGGCCGGGGTGCCGGCGTCGAGCGGCTTGTCGCCGTGGACTGGCGGCTCGGGGTGACAGGCGACGAGCGCCAGCAGCGTCAGAGCACCAAGGCCCAGATGTCGTGTGTACCTGACCATGCGACGTAGTCCTCCGTGACCCAGATGCAACCGTTCAAGCGGTACGCCGTGCCCCACGAATTGGCAAGCAGGAACCGACCAGGCTCGTAGGCGATGACCGCCATGGCGTGGCCGCCCGCGATCTTCTGTCCGGCCTTCGGAGTGTCCTCGGTGTCGGGGCCATCGTTCTCGGTGAAGGCCTCGGTCACCTTCGTGCCGAGCACCACTGCGCCCTTCTCGGAAGCGATGCACCGGCGGATGGCGTCCAGGCGCTCGTCACCGAAACCGTCGATGCGGTAGTAGGCGTGCGGCCCCTTGGTCTTGTACGCCGCCTTGTATGCGCGCCACGGCGGGCGGTCGTTCACACGCGCGGCGTCGAACGGCCAGTCGTGCTCTCGGAGCGCACCGAAGTATTTGAGGCCGGTCATGGCAGCGCGGACCCAGGTGCCCGCGTCCACCTTCTCGGTGCCGTGCTGAGCACGACCGTCGAAGTAGTGCCCGAGCGCGCTGGTCGGCTTCGGAGGAGATCCTGTCTTCGCGTACTCGGCGACGTTGTACGCCTGACGCAGCGCCTGCCCGACACACGAGCTGGTGTTGAGCTGGTTGGCGATCGGCGCCATGAGACGCTGCACGGTGGCGTCTGACGGCGGAGTCGTCGCGAGCCCGAGCAGCTCTACCGATCGGTCGCGGGTGTCCGGAGGATCGGGCAGACAACCGAACATCACTTCGCCTGCTTCTGCTTCGCCGCGGGCAACGCCTCGGCGCCAGCTGCCTTCTGCGCGGACAAGATCTCGCGGACGAACGGGTCGAGCACGTCACGGGCTGCGCAGACGTCGCGAGCGACGTCCATGCTCATGCCCTGCTGCTCCGCAAAGAACAGCTCGCACGCCTCGCGCGCGATGTCGTTGACGGTGCGGGCCACTGGCTTCACGCCGGAGCAGCTCGACAGGACCACACAGAGAACCAGGGGAAGCTTCTTTCGCATGACGGGCGGAGCCTAGAGCTGGCCCTGGGCGCCTTGCAACTTTTGGGGCTCTTGGCTCTTATGTGACGGGGTAGCGGCCGATCTCCAACAGGCTCTGCCACGCACTCGCGCCGGGCTGCGCGGGACTGGTAACACGGGCCCCACCGAGCACCCGGAGCGCCACTTCGTCCTTGCGCTCGTGCACCAGTATCTGTGACCGGAAGTTCCACTCGGGGCGCGCAGCTTCGGTGAACATGAAGTGCTCTTCGATCGCACGCACGCAGTCTCCCCAGCTCTCGGACTCAACCCAGCGCACAACCTCATAAGACTCTCTGCCGTGTGGCGTCGGTAGCCACAGCTCGACGCAGCAACGGCCCGTGGGGCTGCGGTGGACGTTCACCTTCGTTCCTGGGCAGAAGGCGCGCGCTGCCCAGCGGTGCACCCCTCGACGAGTCATCCTGGATCCCTCCGAAGCGTTCCGCTCAGTAGCGCACGCGCCTGCACTGCGTCGGCCACGTCGTAGAGACCAAAGCTCACGCGCGCCGAGTTTAGACCAGGGTACCCGAACAGCAGGTGCGTCCTTCCCTCCGAGTAGTCCATGACCCACCGCGCGGCCTGCAAACTACGGCATGCTGCCAGCACTCCGTCAGGATGACTCGCGAAGATCTCCACCGTCATCCGCGCGGGCTCACCGGTCACAAAGCTCTCGGAGCGCACGAGCCACGTGAACGCCTGGTTTGCGAGCGCGTCGAGCGCGGCCTGCTCCTGACTCAGACGTTCTGGTCCCATTCCTGCACCAGTGGCATGAGGTCGGCGTACGTGTCGGTCTCGACGCTGTAGTAGCGCATGTGCTTGGCATCGAAGTGCAGCTTGGTGACTCCCGTCGGTCCGTTGCGCTGCTTCGCTACGTCGATCTCGACTTCGGGTCCAGCGTCCTTGTTGTAGTAGCTGTCGCGATAGAGCAGCCAGACCGAGTCCGCGTCATTCTCGATGGCGCCCGACTCGCGCAGATCACTGAGCTGCGGGCGCTTGTCGCTGCCCTTCTTCTCGACGCTCCGGTTCAGCTGCGAGAGCGCAAGCACTGGGAGCTTCAGATTCTTGGCGAGGTTCTTCAGCCCCTGGCTGATACTGGCGACCTCTCGCTCGCGGTTGTCGCCCTTCTCGCGAATGCCCTTCATCAGCTGCAGGTAGTCCACGACTACCAGCCCGAGCTTGCGGCACTTGACCTTCGCGTCGCCGTTCAAGATCTGGCGCTGCAGCCGTCGCACCTTGGCGCGCAGCTCGTTCACCGTGATCGCTGGCGTGTCGTCGATCCAAATCGGAAGATGGCTCAGCGCGTTCGCAGCGCTGGCCAACCTGACCCACCCGTCGTCCTTTAGCTGGCTTCTGCGCACCAGGTTCACGTCGAGACGTTCCTCGGCACACATGAAGCGCATCGCGATCTGGTCCCGTGGCATCTCCAGTGAGAAGAAGGCCACACCGTCGCCGGGCTCGTCTTCGCTCCTGGTGTTCGCGACGTTGCGCGCGATGGCGGTCGCGAGGCTCGTCTTACCAAGACCAGGGCGACCGGCCACGATGTAGAGGTCCCCGTCGAACAGTCCTCCGGTCTGCTCGTCCAGATCCTTGAAGCCCGTAGCCGCTCCCAGGATGGCCTGACCGCGTTCCTTCGCCGTGACCAGCGACTGGTAGTAGCGGCCCGCGATCTCCCCCAGCGACTCCAGCTCGCTGTCGTATCCAACGCCCCCGATCAGCGCGAGCGCGTTCTCGGTCTCTTCGATCCAGTCTTGCACCGACTCGATGGCCGTGAAGCCCTCGGCCGCCTTCAGCTGGTGCAGCGCGATGGCTTGTCGAACACGCCAGATGTCACGGACGGACTTGGCGTGGTGCTCGACGTGCGCGACGGCCGGCGTCGCGTCCACCAGTTGCCCCAGGTAGGGGGCGCCTCCGGTTTGTTCCAGCAGCTGCTGGTCGCGGAGTTTGCTCGCGACCGTGACCACATCCACCGGCGTGTTAGCGTCGTCCAGCACGTAGATGGCGCGCAGGATGTTTTTGTGCGCGTCGGCGTAACAGTGCTCAGGCTCGATCAAGCCCCGCACCGTATCGATCGCGCTTTGGTCCAGCATGCACGCGGACAGCACCGCGGCCTCGGCGTTCAGGTCGTGTGGAGGCATGCGACCTGTGCGCGACTGTGGCTGCGGCGCCTGCGCTGGACGGTTCACGTTAGCGTGCATATCGCTGCCTCGTCAGAGAACCGCGACAGAGAGGCCAGCGCGCGCTCTACAACGTCGCGCCGATCGTTGGAAGCCATCATCGTGGCCAGCCCAGCATCCCACCGTTCACGCAGCAGTGTCTCGATCTCTTTCTGGAACCACGGCTTCCACTGTGACGGGTTCATCGTGTCGAGCGCGAGCAACTTGGCCTCGCGCAGCTTGAGCAGCGGGTCGGGTGCTTGCTTGTCATCGAACGTGGCTCGCAACTCGCGTTCAAGTGCTACGCAATCCTGGTACCACACGCGGGCCGCGGGCCGCGCTTGTCGCACGGTGCGCAGTGCCGCGACCATGAGGTGCGACTTGCCCTTGCCGTGGTCGCCACAGAGCAAGAGCCACGCGCTACCTGACGGGATCTCTTTGTTCACAACGCAGCACTTGACCAGCTCTGTGGCTTCAAGGTGCGCTTGCCCCAGCGATTCGTTTGCGCACTGGAAGGTCGTCACCTGCATGCCCTGCAACCTGAACGGCACACCGCACTCGGCCAGTCGTTCACGGATGACGTACTCATTCCATCGGGTGCAGCGCTTCGCTTTCGGCAGGCGCTCTTCCCAGACCAGGTAGGTGCCGCGCTCGAAGCACGACAGCTCGCGCGCGCAGGCTCCGCCATACTCGGGGCACCGCTCGCAGTTGCGTTCCCGAACCGCTGCGTCCTGCCAGAAGACCTGCGTCTCGCTGACCAGCTCTTCGGTGGTCAGGTCATCGGGTGAGTCCTTTAGCCCGATTAAGCTCAGCCACTCGGCTGCGCCTCCCGCCTCGCTGGCCAGAGCTGACAGGGACCTCCGGTCGTCCTCCCGCCGCTCCAGCAAGTCCTGAGCCATCGTCGTCGCCGCCGACCCCACTGTTTTCATCGGTCACCTGTCGTCCAGTCTCTCTGGAATCCTGATTTCCAGTATCGCGCACTTGCACGTTACGGTTACCTTGGTAACCGTCCCTTCCCGATCCCGATCCCGATCCCGATCCATTTACCCGATCCCGATCCAGAGGGGGAACCGTTACCTCGGTAACCGTTAGCTCTGAACCGTTACCACCCGAACCGTTAGGTGGTGAACTGTTACTGCGGTAACCGTTACCAACGTAACCGTTACCTTGGCCAGGGGGCTCGGCAGCCCCTGGCGGCTGGTGTCTCACCCAGCGCGACCGGAGCTGCTTGGCCAGGTACCGGATCTCTGGGTCCCGACCGTCCCAGGCCCGGAGCACGGTCCCGAAGGTTCCCTGCCAGGCCTGGTCCAGGGAAGCCGTGGCCAGGTTCACTGAGCGCACCAAAAGCCGGATGTGCTCGTAGCGCAGGTCGCAGTGCGGCAGCTCCTCCCAGATCGCGTACCAGGCGCGCAGCACGTTGGCGTTCGGACAGCTGTTGTGCTTCGGCGCGTTCGGGATCTGGAGCAGATCGTTGTCGCGGTCGATGACGACCATGCCAGCACGCTCCATGAGCGTGAGGCCATCCCAGGTCTCGTCGCACGACAGCTCGACCTCGTCAGCGAGACTCGTGATGCGCAGCTTCAGCAAGCCAGGTAGCCGGGTGCGTTCTTCGCCAGCAAGTAGCGCTGCCCAGAGCCACTTGTGTGTGTGCTTCTTCAGAACCTCGCGCACCTTGCGGTCACGGAACGTGCGCGAATCGAAGTAGTAGTATGTCACTGCGAGCCCTCCCCTTCAGGCAGCGGCAGTTGAGTCTTTGCGCTCCAGCCGCCGAGCGGCAGCACGAATGAGTCTCCGAATGGTGTCGGAGCGAGTGAGGCGCTCGTTCTCAGCCACCAGCTCCAGAGCGGAGCGGTCGCGAGCGTCGAGTACCACGATGAACTGATACGGTCTGCGTGAGTTCTTCTTCGCCATGATCGTGGATCTCTGCGACTACTATATCCAACATAGAAAGGGCAAGATCGAAACGATCGTTTCTGAATGCGTCGCCGGAGGGACGTGTCGCAGGTGCGCAGGGTCACACCGAAAAAGGGCACGCAAGAAAAAGCTGCGCGCCCTTTCTGGGTGGTAGCAACCGCGCTCAGGCGTTTTCTAGCTCGGGATCGGTCTCGGCCGGCTTGGAGTCCGCTTCTGCTTCCGAAGCGGAACCTTCGGGGGCCTGCGGCTGCGCGACGCGCGAGCGTGGCCGGCGCGTCTTCGGTGCGCCGGGAGTCACCGGCGTGAGCAGCGACTGTCCGTTGCCGTTGCTCGGCGCCGTTGTGCCAGCGGCGTTGGCCACCACGCTGTCGAGCGCGCTAGCGGTGGGCGCTTCCAGGCTGACCAGCTCGCCGGTCTGGGAGAAGTCCACGAACGTCCGCTCGTCGGCCTGCAGTGCCGTCGAAAGCTTGTCTTCGGGGCTCAGTGGAACGTACTTGAGGCCTTGCTTGATGGCCGTCTTGCGCCACATCTGATCTTCCCAGGTTGCCCAAGGACTCGATGCGCTCCGGCCGGACTGGCTCACCGCTCGGATGCGATCCACGAAGCTCTTGGTGACGACCTCGAAGTGCTGGCCGCCGTCCTTGAGGTCGATGACCGCGTAGGCCGCGACGAGCATGTTCGGGTTCACGTTGCCGAGCGCGCCCAAGATCTTCTCGCGCTGCTGCCGGTCGTTCAGCTCCAGCACGTCCTGGGGCACGTGACGGAGCTTCGGAGTGAGCCCCAGCTCGTACTCGAAGAGGTCGCCGGCCTGCACGATGTGAGCGCGCACGGACGACACGACGCCGGAGCGCCGCGCCAGCTCGATGAGGCCCTTGTAGCCAATGATCAACTGGCAGTGGTTGCCGTAGGGGATCAGGTAGCAGTGGCCGAGCGTCGAGTCGGGCTCCAGGCCGAGCTGCGCCGACTGCATGATCGCGGCGAGCACACTGTGCTGCGTGCAGCTCAGGATGGCGGGCGTGCGCTGCACCGTGGTGAGCACCACGCGCAGGAGCCGGTCGCGGTCCATGTGCTTGGGAAGCGCGAGCGCGATCTGGTCCTTCATCTTCAGAAGCACGCTGCGAAAGTCGTTCATTTGGGTCGTCAGATTTGCCATTGTCTTCGTCTCCGTTCGGTTTGAAACAGGCCCGCAAGGGCCTAGAACTTGTCCTTGAAGCGCAGCACGCGGTACCAGGACTCTTCCACGGTGTACCCCTTGCGGCGCTGCTCTTTGAACGTGAACCCGCGTCCGTCGGGAAGCACAGCCGTGTCGTGCAAACCGATCGCGGTCATCAGCAGGTTCTCGAAGTAGAGCTTCTGCTTCTCGGTCTCAGCGATGAGCTTCTTCGCTTCGAGCCACATCTCGGCCCACTCGATCGCCTCGGTGCGAAGCTGCGTCGTGGTGCCAGCAAGCGTGCCGAGAGTGAGATGCCGAAGCGCATCGTTCGTGTCCCAGGAACCATCGACTGGCGGGTTGCCGTCTTCGATCGACTTCCAGAAGGCGTAGGTCTTGTCGAGCACCAGCTCACAGAAGCCATCGTGCTTCTCATAGTCGAGGTGTCGGTGGTGCATCGTCGGGCTGCCGATGATCGCCGAGAGTGATCCCCAGCTCGCGCCGACGACCAGGAGCTGCGTCTGGAGCTGCGCCTGATAGTGCGTCGCGGGTTCGCCGTCCTCGGGCCAGTTGTCTTTGTTGCCCGTGCTCTTGCACTCCAGTACACCAGCGTCGTCGCCGTGGAGCGCGGCATCCCACTGCGCGTAGTCGAGCGTTGCGCCGAGCCACGGGTACTCGCGCGAGCGGTAGAGCATCTGCGAGCGCTGCACACGCCGCTGCGTCTTGCGCGCGAAGAGCTGCGCGTTGACCGGTTCGAGGTCGTGACCCATCTGCACAGCCTCGATCGCGGAGAGGTCTTCGCGTTCGAGCATGCCGCGCTTCTCGTACCAGAGCCGTGGGGCGCCAGGCACGAGCCCGAGCACCGCTGGCACCTCGCTGGCCGTGATGAGCTGCCGTCGCGCTTCGAGCCACTTTGCCGGGTCCCCGTCGCCGCTGACCAGGGGCACAGCGAGAGGGAAGTTGACGTCGCGCGAAACCGCTGGTATCCGTTGGGTCGTCATCGTCAGTCTCCGTCTCACGGCGCCCCCAGTCCTGATCCTGGGGGCGCCTTTTTCTTTGCCCATCGTGTTCCCGAGCTAGCCCAGAGGCAAGCTGCGGTCGGTCACGAAATGTCCCAGTTGCGCAGCGGTCCCTAGGACGGTAGCATTGCCGTCAATGGCAGCACAACAGAAAGAGCGGGCAGCCGCCTCGGTGGTCATCGCCGAGCTGATGGTGAGCGGCTCGCGCAGGCAGTGCCCTTCGGTGTGTCCCGTGGGCGACGGAGCGACGTTCTGCGTGAAGCGCCAGGGCCACGAGGGCGACCATCGTGGCTACCGCGCGCAGTGGAACGATCAGGAGCGCGTGCCCATCACGGAGAAGATGCCGTGAGTCGCTCACTCTTCCCGCTCAAGCTCGACCTCCCGCCGGGACTGCGCTGGCGCGGGAAGCTCACTGTGACCGCGCGTGCTGTTGACGGCTACGCGGTCGAGTTCAACGCGGAGAGCCCGAAGGCCGACCCTCAAGAGCGCTACGTGTACGACCGCGCGGTGCTCACGGCGAAGCAGCTCAAGGACTGGACAGGGTGGAGCGAATGACGGACCAGCTTCTCTGCAAGGCCTGTGGGCAACCGATCCGTGAGCATGCCTGGCGAGACCCAACACGCTGCCTGGGGTGCTACCTGGCGCTAAAGATCGGCCAGGTGCACGTGTGCGTCGAGCGCGACGTGCGCGTGGGCGACTGCATGCCGGGTGGGCTTGTGACCAAGAGGCGTCAGGGCGCGCCATGATCGAGCCCGACCCCCACCATGAAGGCGCGCTCATCAAGCGCGCCGGTGCGCGCTGCGAGTGCCAGGGCGAGTGCGGCGAGAACCACGCCTGGGAGGCAGGGTTGCCGGCACAGCGCTGCAGGGCTCCGCACGGCTGCAACATCAGGCGCAAGAAGGACCACCCGACGAGCTGGGTACTGGCGGAGCTGCAGGGCTGGGAGGACAACCGCGACGACCGCACCCAGCTCACGGACGCCGACGGCCAGGTGACGCGCGGTGGGCGCACGTGGCCGCTGGCGTTCCCAGAATTCTACCGGCCGCGTATCGTGCACGTGAAGCTCGAAGCGGTCGATCTGACCAAGGACAAGCGGGCCGCGTTCTGTCAGCGCTGCGCGCTCCTGATGAAACGGAAGGCAACGACATGAACAAGTGTCCCGAGTGCGGCAAATCTTCAGCGGACGGCTTTGACGGTGAGGGCGCGTACACACCTGGCTTGCCGTGCTCGAACTGTGGGTACCGCGCGGAGACAGGCCCAACGCCGTCGTGCCCCAAGTGCGGCAGCCGGCCCTTCACGGAAGGGTTGCCATGTGAGGTCTGTGTGCGACAGCAGCAGGTGGCCACCGAGAGCCTGCCACCGGCGTCGGCCTCGGCCCCCGAGGAGCCGCGTGGCGTCGTGCTGCGCCTCGTGCCGCCTTCGCTGCCGGGTTCGAGCATCGAGCAGCAGCGCGCCAACTGCCGCAAGATCTTGCTCGAAGCGCTGACGCGCATCGAGAACGGCGAGGTGGACGAGCTGATGCTGATCACCGTGAACAGCAAGGTGGGCGTGAGCCCGTACACGCTCCGGTGGCAACTGGTGGATCCGATCCGGATGTCCGGCCTGCTGGGCTTCGTGCAGGTCAAGCTCTCGTCGCCGCCGTTCGTGACGATGACCTGAGTGCTGTGCTAGGAAAACCGGCATGCGCATCTGGTTGAAGGGCATCACCGTGGGTGACTGCCGGTACGAGCTGAAGGACGAGCAGCTGCCTCCGGGCTGGAAGCTCGACGCGGAGAGCGGCGACTGGGTGCGCGAGATCCAAACGCTGGCCGAGCTGGTGGCCGTGGTGCAACCGCTCTGCGAGCGCAACGCCCTGCGCATCGACGTGCTCGACGAGCGCAGCAGCCACCCGAGCGTCGAGCTGATGCTCAGCGTCGAATACTGACTCACTCAGTAGCGATGCTCTCGCTCACTTGCTTTTCTTGGCGGTCTCGGAATCTTGTTCGCACACCACGTCCGAGAACGCGCAGCCACGGTTGTAGAACGGCGACTCTCGCCAGGCGTCGAACGCTGTGCGCGCCAGGACGTGGTGGCTCTCGTACCGGATGAAGATGACCGCGCTCCTGGCGCTCTGAATGGACACCCGCCAGCGCACTGGGCCGACAGGCGGAGCAGGCAGTTCCTTGGTAGACGCTTTGCGCGCAGCCATGGGCTCAGTCCTCGTAGCCATCGAGCAGCCGGCTTGCGTTGCGCAGCCAGAGCCTGGCCGATTCGGCGCGCAGGATCACTGTGCTGATGGCCTCGCTGCCCTGCTGCACGGTGAGCATGACGAGGCAGGTGTCCACGCGGCCGTCCTCGCGCCAACGACGAGAGTCCTCTACCAGCTCGGAGACGATGCTGAGTTCCACGGACTTCGTAGCGTCCGCTGCGTCGGCAAGCGTCACGCGCCCACGCACATCGGACGCCAGCACGAGCAGAGCGCGCGAAGGATCGGTCAGCTCCGGCCGCGGAGGCATGCGACGCCGCCGACTCTTCACTATGCGCTTGGTGCTCACGGGTTCACCTTGAGGCGACCCGAAGCGACCAGCTCGCGGAAAGCACTGGGAGTGTACGAGCCCTCCATGCCGTCCTTGTCCCAGCGCACCGCGATGTAGATCCCTGTGACGCTAGAGCAGTGGCCGGTCTGGGTATCGTTTGCGTAGTGTCCGGTAAGCTCGATGCGGTCGCCGACGTGCACCAGGGAGCCATCGAGCAGCTCCGCTCCTGCTTCGAGCACGGCGTCGTGCTCGGGCACGAAGGCTTCGTCGGGCAGCCGCACGTCCACGGCATAAAGCTTGTAGCCGTCAGCGCGCAAACCCGCCCTGGCGCGCGGTCCCGGCGCCGCAGTGGACACGTAGACGCGCTCGTCGGTGCGCTGCTTCCAGATCCAGAACCGCACGACGGCCTGGTTTGCTTTGGTGTGCGATGCGATGTTGCTCATGGGGAGGTCACTTTGCGAGGGGCATGATCAACGACAGGTAGCCTTCGTCAGTCGAGAGAAACAAGGCCGGCGGCGCGCCGTCCGCTACGGAGGCCACTTCGAGCGTCACCTCTCCGTTGGCGGCGGTGAGAGCGGACTGGAGGTAGCGGCCCTGGACGCGCGTCGTACAGCTGCGGCTCTGGTCGAGCGGAGCACATGGAATGGAGTCCTCGGCGTGGTTGCCGCTCGCGAGGTCGTGGACGGCCACCCCAAGCGACTTGGCTTCAGCATCGAACTTCAGCTCTACGGTCTCGTCCGACTGCGAGGCCGCGGCGAGCACCGCGCGCACCGCGTTGCCCAGAAACAATCCACTGACACGCGCGACGGGCTCACGCTGCATCGTATCCAGCATCTTGCGCCAGGGCGGGAAGGACTCGGCCGGAAGCACGGCCGCGATGCTCACGGAGCCGGACTGCAGAAACAGGTGACGCTGCTCGCTGACGGCGAAGCTCACCGACGCATCGTCACCGGAGCCACAGATCCCCAAGAGCGGCTTGATCGCGTAGCGCGGAATGAACCAGGAGCCCTCGGGACAGGCGACGGCCAGCCGCGTGTGAGCCACACGGCTGGAGCAGAGCGCCACGGCGTCGATGCCGCCACCAGCAGACTCGACCAGCACGCCGTCCAGGAACGCGCGGTCGGTGTCGCCCGCGGCGTGCTCGACCTGTTCGATCACGGCGCGTAGGGAACCCGCGGGAAGCTCGACGACCGTTAACCCGTCAGGGCGCGAGAGCTGTGGGTAGTCGGCTGCAGCGAGGCCCGCGATCTGCGCCTTGCGTTGACCCCCCGAGCTGAGCTTGAGCTTGTGGTCCTTGTCCACCGACAAGGTGAGCGTATCGCCCATCACCGAAACGAGCGCCGTGAGTCGGCGGCACGAGACCACGACGTCGCCGGCCTTCTTGATCGTAGCGCCCAGCTTGTCCTCGATGAGGAGCTGGAGGTTCGTGGCGGAGACCACGAGCTTTCCCTCCGCAGCGGTCAGAAGCACCATGCCGGCGGTGGCGTGAGGCCGATGTTGCTCGGCGGCGGGGGCACAGCGCTGGAGCGCTGCCAGAAACGGAGCCTTGGGTACAGTGAGCTGCATAGCTCGGGCTATAGCAGGTCCGCCCATTGACAGCAATGGCAGCGTTGGTAGTATACGGAAGCGATGGCAGAAAAGCTCTGGTTCCACCTCGCCCTGGGTGCCAGCGCCTGTGCGCTCATCACGGGCACCGCCCTGCTCAGCGGATTACTCTGGCGTACCGGTAGCCCTGAGCCATGCCGCGATGAGGTCGTGTATGACCACCTGGCCGGCACCGGCGGCGACGTGGTGTGCACCCCAGGCGCTCAAGTTGACTGGAAAGTCGCGACCGGGAAGGACATGCACTGGCTGATCGTCAGCTGTCGCTGCTCGCGCGAGCAAACCTCAGAGGATGGCGGCATCGACGCGAGCGCGGACGGTGCGCACGGAGACGCTTCTGGGGAATGACCGCGTTGCTCGTCACCTGGGCGGCAGCCACAGCGCTCTTCGCGGGTCTGCTCATTGGGCGTCACTCGACACGCCCCGAGCTGCGCTCGCTTCGTGCTGCGCTCGAACGCTACAGAGCGCTGCAGGCCATGGCGGGATCCGAGAGCGGAGAGAGCTTCATCGTGCAGAAGCTGAGCAGCGGCACGGGCACCTGTCCGACGTGCGGCATGAACAAGGGAAGTTTCCCTGACTGCGCTGGCCGATGTAGCCGTGGCGCCGGCCACGTGCACGTGAAGTGCGCCCACTGCGGCCTGGAATGGGTGAGGGTTCCGTAGCTAAAGGTGCTTGTGGTGCCTCTCTCCGTGACACAGCGAGCAGAGCCACTCGACAACTAGCGGCTGCTGGTAATCGAGGTGGTGAGCCTCAATCTGGTTCTTTCTGGAGGCGCAAACGGGGCAGCTCTTTGGCTTGAACAAGGAACCGTTGGCAACGGCCGTCGCTAACGCACGGCGCGCCCGTCGCTTCTGGTTATCAGCGGACACGAGTGTCTTGCTTCGGGAGCGTTGTGCCGCCGCTCTTCCAGCGCGACGCTTTTTCGATCGATACTTGGCATCGGTGCGCATCTTGGAGCGGTGTCGCTCTCTCGCGCGCCTTTTTGCTTCCTCGTGGTGAGCATAATAACGCCGCATCTGCGCCTTCGTGGCGAGCAAGCGCACAGCGGGGGTTTTCATGTAGGCGCGGCGACAATCCTTACAGTGTCGTGCCAGCCCATCGTGGGACAGTGCGCGTTTATGAAAACAGCTCGCGGCGCGCATGCGGTCACAATCACCACACCGTTTCCTCGTGGGCACGAGAGGCTTGTTCTTGCGTCTCCGCTCCGCCAGAGACTTGGCTCTCTGCGAGCAACAGGCTTTGCAATAGACGTGAAGCCCGTCCGGGCGTGCAGACGAGCGCGAAAATTCAGCGAGCGATTTTGAGGCCCGACATGAGTAACAGCGCTTTTCTTGCCTCGTGCCCTTGGGGCGGTGCACGATGGGTGACGACATGGCAGTCAAGGATTGTATTATCAGCTGCTTTGCAACGCCACCCCAGGCGCGCGCTCGCAACCTGGCGCAGCCGACGGAGCTGTTCAAAGAGTCGCCGCACATCATCAGTCTGGCCGGCATCGGCTCCGACGTGTGGATGGCGCCCAGCGATACTGCGCGAGCACCGCGCGAGCCCTGGGGCGGCACGCCGTTCGCTCGCGAGGCCGCCATGTACCGCGAGAAGGGCGGCGGCACCGACAGTGTGCTCGCGGGACTGCTCGCGACGCAGGCCCGTGGCATCGAGCCCAGGCGCATCTGCCTGATCGGATTCTCGGCCGGCGGCACGTTCGTGGGCAACGTCCTGAAGAGCGCAACCGATCGCAAGATGATCGACATGGTGATCTTGCTCGACGCGCTCATGGTGTCGCGCTCACCAGCAGGCTTCGTGCCGCAAGCGCTCGCGCCTTGGGCCGAGTACGGCGCGCAGGCGCTGATGACCGGAGTGCGCTCGGAGCGTGGCACGGGCGCGAAGGATCCGTTCCTGGGGCCGGTGTTCGTTTCCACCCACACGAACATCAAACAGTCGGCCGCGCTGGAAGCACAGGTGGGCAACACCACGGCGAGCACCGCGGCAGTGTTCGAGGCGAGCGCGAAGCGTCTCAGTGAGCTGCCCGAGTACCAGGCCGAGGGCGGAACACCCAAGCACATCACGACCGACTTCGCGCAGCTCGTTCAAGGCTTTCCGTCCAACGCCTTCCCGGTCACCATCGGTGACAAGCCGGACAAGGCTGGCAACAAGCCCTGGGCCACGACGCCCGGTCCGACCAAGACGTGGACGAGCATGCCGATGCCGAACATCGTGCGCGCCTACGGCAACTTCTACGACTTCGACTACGGCGGCACGGTCGCGGCCGATCACGTCTTCCAGGCGTGGCACGTGCAGCGCGCCATCTGGCAGACGCTGCTCGCTCCGCGCTGGAACGCGGAGACCAGGAGCCCGTACTCGGTCGCCGGCCTGGGACTGTTCGACCGCTGCTGCCCTGGCCCCGGCGGAAACTTCGTGCCCGCGGGGTTCTACCCCACCGGGCTGAGCTACTGGCAGATGGCCGCGACGCTGGGCCTCGGGTTTCTGGCCGGAAAGTACCTCGTGGACTGACAGTGTTGACAGCATTGCTGTCACGGATTAGGATTGGGAGTGACATGGCAAAACGCGGCGTGGTTCAGGCGGCACTGGCGGGCGACGTGGACTTCGATGACGAGGACAGCGTCCTGCTCGAAATGTCCCGCGAGCTGGACGTGGACCCTGATGACCTGAGCATCGACGACGAGGGGCGGGGCTTCAGCTCGTTCGGGACGGACACGTTCTGGTACGTCGAGATGGGCAAACAGGGCTACGTCGTTGCTCGCGACGATGACGCCGTCGAGCAGCTGGCCATCGCGGTGGTGACCCAAGACCTGGAGAGCGAGCCCGAGATCTTCAGCCAGGACTTCCTGGAGTCCCACATCAACGTCAGTCGGCTGCGCCGAGACCTGGAGTCGGACACGCAGTCGTCGAATTACGACTACTACAACGACATGGGAGACGACGACCTGATCCGCGAGGCCGAGAGCGACTCAGATCTTGTGCAGTACCTCACGGAAAACGAGGACGAGGAGTATGAAATCGACGACCGTGACGGGCTCGTCGAGGCGCTCGCCGAGCAGAAGACCGAAGCCGACCTCAAGGACCCGGTCGCGTACCTGCAGGAGATGCTGGGCGACGCGGACGGCATCAAAGAGGCGATCAAGATCGCCGGCATCGACATCGAGGCGGCGGCGCAGAAAGCCGTGAACGTCGATGGCGCCGGCCACTTCCTGTCGAGCTACGACGGCGAGATCCGCGAGACGAAGAGCGGCCTGCCGTACTGGAGGACGGACTGATGGCTTTCCGGATCAGCCAGCGCAAGCTCGAAAGCAAGCTCGCGAAGCTGCACGACGTCGTGGAGTGGCTCCGCGAGGAGGCGGAGCGTGCGCGCCAGGAGTACGAGAGCACGACCGACAAGTGGAAAGAGACGGAGCGCGCCCGGAGCGTCGAGGACTGGATCAGCAACCTCGACGACGCGATGGTCAACATCGAGAACGGCATGAACGAGCTGGAACAGCTGGAGGCACCGGAGTCGTGATGACCGAGCACTACGCCGCGAACATGGGCTACGAGCAAGAGGGCGGCACACGGATGCTGGCGCAGAGCTGTGTCTTCTGTCACCGCGACCTGCGCGACCCTGAGAGCGTCGAGCGAGGCTGCGGACCCTACTGTGCAGAGAAGCACGGCGTCTTCGTGTCCACCGAGCCGATGGACCAGGAGGCCTTCGAGCACGCACTGGAGACCGCACCGCCGACCATGCGGGCGTCGGTGGCAGAGAAGATGCCCAACGCGCGCAAGGCCGTGAGCGCAGCCATCCACGCGGCAGGGCACGCCTGGGAAACAAACGCCACCGACAAGGCTTGGTACATCGGCAGCGCGATGGAGATCACCAGCGCCCTCGGCTATCCGGGCACCTACGAGGCGCTGAAGAACATCTACATCCTCGGCGTCAAGTACGACGAAGAGGGCAACGTCATCGACACCGGCAAGAAGCCTCCGGGCATCGTGGTGGTGGACAAGGGTAACGGCCAGTGGCAGCTCAAGCTACCAGGGCTCGAAAGTAACGTGTGGCGTCCGACGATGGACGCGCTGAAGGCGGCTGGCATCCGCAACCGCAAGGATGAGAGCGGCAACTGGGAGTCGGTCTTCCCTGGCACCGAGATCGCGTGGCTCAAGATCCTGAACGCGATGGTCGCTACGCTCGCCGGACGGATGGGCGTGCTGCCCAACGGCGAGATCTTCGTGGTGCCGCGGGAGAAGCAGCCGGTGCCGGAACCATCGACTGCCCAGGCGCCGGCCGGAACGGGCCCGGAGAAGGGCACCAGTCCCGAGCCGGGTACGCTGACCAAGGACGCCAAGACCGTCGATGCTGGCGATCACATTTGGTACAAGGGTGAGGAGATGGTCGTGGCCTGGGTGAGCCCCGACCGCGTGCGCGTGATCGCTCTCACCCTGGCGAACGCCGAGCGCTCGATGGCCGAGAAGGGATTCCTTCACGGCCGCGCGTACGGCGGGCTCACGATGGGCATGCGCGACGTGCGCTTCACGGCGCCGACGCAGAAGGAAAAGTCCACCGTCGAGGAGGACACTGGGCCGCTGAAGAAGGAAGCAGTGCGCCGCGAGTTTCCTGAGACCATGTTCCCGTACCAGCGCGAGGCTGCGATCTGGCTCTGCGACCGTGGGAGCGGGATCTTGGCCTACGACCAGGGCACCGGTAAGAGCGTCATCAGCCTGGCAGCGGCCGACGCTCCTGTGCTGATCGTCTGCAAGAGCGCGCTCAAGGTCAACTGGATGCGCGAGGTCGCGCGCTGGCGTCCAGACTGGACCACGATGAAGCTCGAAGGCAAGGACGTGAAGAAGCCAGACGTCATTGCACAGGCCTTGAAGGCCGACGTGCTGATAGTGAACTACGACGTGGCAGATCGCTTCGTGGAGCCGCTCGAAGGCCGAGAGTTCAAGACGCTCATCTGTGACGAGAGCCACTACATCAAGACGCTGCGCGTGTACTGGAAGAAGGACGAGCGCGGTCGGTGGGAGCCGCGGCTCCAAGGCTCGAACCGCGCCAAGGCCGTCTGGCAGATGGCGCAGCCCATCGAGCGGCGCTTCATGCTTTCGGGCACGCCCATGGCGAACAAGAGCCCCTGTGATCTCTTCAGCCAGCTCAACCTGGTGGCACCCAGGGAGTTTCCGAGCTTCCGTCCGTACGGAGAGCAATACTGCGACCCGAAAGAGGTCTACACGCCCGGTGGCCGAACGGTCATCAAGTACGAGGGCGCCTCAAACACGCTGGAGCTGCACGAACGCATCAGTGGCACGTACATGATCCGCAAGACCAAGGAAGAGGTCTTGCCGGACCTGCCGAAGAAGTGGCGACAGACCAAGCTCCTGACGCTGAGCGAGGACATCGCCAAGGACTACGAGCGCGCCGCCAAGGATCTGCTTCGCTACATCAAGGAAGAGGGAGGCTGGGAGGCGATGGATCGCGCTTCGCGTGCAGAGGCGATGGTCAAGATCGCGACTCTGCGCCGACTCTGTGCGATGGGCAAAGTCGAGGGCTTCGTCGAAGAGGTCATGGAGCAGCTCGAAAGCGGCAGGCCGCTCGTCGTGATGGCCTTTCACCGTGAGGCCCAGATCGCAATCTACTCGGCGCTCAAGGAAGCTGGTGTGCGCGTCGGTCGCGTGAGCACTGACCAGACGAAGGCGCAGTATCAGCAGGACATCGACGCATTCCAGCAGGGGCTGCCGCTCAACGCCCCGGTGGACCAGCGCCAGTTCCTGGATGTGCTGGTGTGCTCGATCGAGATCGCCAAGGAAGGGATCACGCTCACGCGCGCTTCGGAGATGTACTTCCTGGAGCGCGTCTGGAGCCCGTTTGCGCTGGCCCAGGCCGAGGACCGGATCCATCGCATCGGCAGCGTGGGCGACAAGGTGACGATCACCTACTTCGATGCGGCCGGCACGATCGACGAGTACCTGGGTGACCTGCTCATGGGCAAGCTCAAGACGGCCAAGGAAGTGCTCGAAGGCGTGGAGCTGAGCGAGACCGAGATCGCTGGCGTGCTCTTTGGTCAGATGATCGGCAAGCTCAAGCCCAACCGCGGCGGCGAAATGCTCGCGCTGCCAGGCTGGGTCGAGCCGGAGGTCTGACAGCGTTGACAGCAGCGCTGTCGCGTGATAGCTCACGAGGTATGCGACGAAGGATCAGCGCCGGCCAGGTGAGCCTGTTTGGCGCGCTCGAAGCAGAGGACTCCGGCGGCTCGGGTGCCGCACCGAAACCGGTTGAAGCTGCGTCAGCAATAGGTAACGGCCCCGAGCCCGCTGGAGCTGAACCGACAGAGAAGCGCCGCTGCCCCCACGATGGTGGGGCGTGTCACCACGGGTGCGCAGAGGGCGAGTGCTACCGCGAAGAAGGCGGTATGTGGCTCACGACGCCGTGGCCAGGCTATCCGCTGCCAGGGCATCGCCCGCCGCCGCCCCCAGCGGACGCTACGGAGCCAGTGCGTCGCACTCACTTTGACGGAAGCACCTATGACCCGAGCCGTGACCACGCGCGACTGACGAGCCAGTTGCGGCGCGTGCTGGAGGTGCTGTGGGACGAGAAGTGGCACACGATCAGCGAGCTGGCCGGCGCGGCGGGAGGCATGGAAACATCGGTCTCTGCGCGCATCCGTGACTTGAGAAAGCCTAAGTTCGGAGGCCGGTGCATTCATGCCCGCAGGGCCGGCAACGGCCACAAAGGTCTCTGGGAGTATCGTTTGGAGCGCGGAGAGGAGACCAACGTAGAGACCGGGAGCAGGGCGCGGCTCACGAAAGAGGTGATGCAGACGTGCATCGCGGTGCTGGAGCGCGTTGCCCCATCACTCATGGAAGCAGAAGCCTCAGCGGTAGATGCCCTGGGGCGCTGGCTGCGGGTGAGTTGTGGTCAAGCCAGCGATGTTGGAGAGAAGAAATGACGGTGACGATGAAACGAACAGGTGCAGCACTTGCGCGAGGCAAGTCACGCCAGGACTACCAGACGCCGGCCGACTTTATGAAGGCCGTGAAGCGACGCTTCGGAGCGCCGCGGTTCGATCTTGCGGCATCCGCGAAGAACGCGCAGTGCAAGAGCTACTTCACCAAGCGCGACAACGCGCTGAGGCAGCCGTGGCCGCGTTCTCCGTGGTACAACTGGCTCAACCCTCCGTTTGGAAACATCGCTCCGTGGGCCGCCAAGTGCGCAGCGGAGTCCCAGCTCGGCGCGCGCATCTTGTTCCTGGTGCCTGCGGCAGTCGGCAGCAACTGGTACCGCGACAACGTGTTCCCGTACGCGCGCACGCTGCTCCTGAACGGTCGGCTGATGTTCGTGGGGCAGAAAGATCCGTACCCGAAGGATCTCATCCTCGCGGTCTATGATCGCACGTTGGATGGGTACCTCACCGAGGTAGACGGGCCGGGTTGCGAAGTCTGGCCATGGCGGGACTGGCTGTGAATTGACAGCGTTGACAGCGGCGTGATAGGGGAACCCGAAGCATGGAAACAATCCTGGCTGCGCTGACGAGCGAAGAGATTGCCGAGGCGCTGCGTGACTACGTGCTGCGCAAGAACGGCGTCGATCCGAGCACGGTGCGCGTACTGGCTCAGGTCAGCTACAACACCAAGGGCAACAGCCTCATCGCGGCCGTGTCCGTGCACGAAGGCTCGGAGCCCAGGGCGAGCTGATGCAGCTCTGGCAGCTCCCGTTCTTTGCGGCCTTGTCGGCAGCTGTGAGCTGGATGATCTGGCGCGTCGTGAAAGAGCAACAGAAGGCGCGCCGCGAAGAAGAGGCTCAGCGCGAGGAAGCGCGCCGCCAGCTCCGCGAGCGCGGCGAGATGTTGCCCGACGGGCGCATGGCTTGCCTCGTGTGCCTGAAGGCTGCGGCCACCGATCCGTACCCGGTGCTCACGCGCAGCAAGCTCGACCGTGACCTCTTGGGCCATCGAGCGCTCTATCACCAGACGCCGATGTACGTCATCGAGGACGACGCCTGGGGAGGGCCCGCGCTGTGCGCCCCTCACAAGCGCATGCTCGTGCGCAAGCTCGAACAGAAGCTCTCGGAGATTCGCACGCGCACGGCCAACCTGAATTCTCAGATCGAGGAAGAGCTGGCAGCGTTCGAGACGATCGAGTTGATCACCTGGGCGCGCATGGAATGCGACCGTTCGGTGCAGGCTGTGCAGCAGGCGCTGGACAAGAGCACCGAGAGACTTCTGCCGGCAGCTTCCCAGTCCTCGTCGGGCGCGGGTGTGACCGTGCGCTTGATCCCAACCGAGGGCGAGGACTCTTCCGACAAGGACTGAATGCGATGGCGCACACGCAGAACACGCACCGTTGCGTCCGTTGCGCAAAACGGCACCTGAACTACCTGAGCGCCTCGGTGTGCTGCCTCTTTGCGCCCAAGCCGATGGGCTGGTGTGCGTGGTGCGGCGAGGAAACGAAGCACAGCTTCTGTAAAGAGGCATGCGCCATCTCTTATCGCGACGACGTGTTAGAGAGCGCCAGAAAGAAGAGCGCGTGATGAAACAGATCAAGAAACTCTACAAGGTCGAAGTCAGGTGGGTGAGGACAACGTCGCGAGTGGTGAGCGGGGGCGGAACTTGGGAGGTGCGCAGCGCAGACGGTGTCCGGCCGTTCACCAACAAGCTGAACGCGGTCCGCTGCGCTCGACAGGTTGCGAAGGCGAACCAGCCCTCGTCGCTCATCGTCTACGACAGGTGGCAGCAGCACCAGGCCGAGTACACGTACCCGCGCTCGCGCGACCCGAAGCGGAGCAAGGGCTAGAAAATGTCTGCCGACGACCAGCCCAAGCGCTGTGAGTGGGCCGGCTGCGAGGTGCTGCATCCCAACGGAGTCGCGCGCGACCAGACCCTGGATGGCTGGCTCTGTCCCGATCACGCGGGGGTGAGTGTTCGTGAGTATGTGAAGCAGATGACCCGCGGCGTGTTCGAGGAGAGCTTGAGGTTGCTCGACGACCCCTTGAAGCTAGCGGAGTTCAACCGGGCGATTGCGCCCTACGGATGGCGGCTGGCGAAGGTCACGCCAACGGGCGTCTGCCAGTTCTGTAAGCGCGACCTGTCGGAGGGGCTAACCTGCTGCGCTCGGTGCGCCGACGAGCGGGGCCCGTGAGCTGATGCTGAGCCTCGCGCGCATCGCGCTGGCCATCCAGATCATGGCGCCGCAGCTCAGCACCCCAGTCGTGCAGCACTATGCCCGTGCGGTGGAGCACGAGGCACGCACCCGCAAGCTCGACCCGCTCTTGATTGTCGCAATCTCGGCTCACGAATCACGCTTCCGAGCGGGGCTGAAGTACACGGCAGAGGGAGAGCTGTACGTGGGCCTCGGCCAGGTGCGCGCGCGCAACTATCGCGAGTGCCAGGAGAGCATCGAGTCGGAGGCCTGCAAGCAGCGCATCGCGAGCCTGCAAGACGGGGGCACGAACCTCGTGCACGCGGCCATCACGCTGAGCAATTCGAGACGGTTCTGTGCGAAGAAGCTCCGGCGCGCACCAACCGTCGCGGAGTACCTCTCGCTCTATCAGGGCTACGGCGGTCGCCCCGAGGTTGGGGGTGGCTACTGCCTGCGCACCAGCAAAGGCAAGCGTGCGCCGATGCCCAAGCTCACGCGCCGCGTGCTTCGGATGCGGGACTGCCTCTACCGCGAGGTTCACCGGCGAAAACCGCGCTCGCTGGTTTGCTATCCGCACTGAAGTGCACGGAAAGTAGCGACCGGCCCAGGCGTCCAGGTAGACTTTTGGTCATGCACGGGCCCAGCCTGTCCGATTACCTCGTCTCCACGCCCGAGCCCCAGGCGTCCTCGGCTCCAGCTGCGCCCGAGCACTTGCAGGTGCAGCCAAGCCCGAGCCCGCTCGTGGCGCCAGCTCCAGCTCCGCTCGTGCCGTCGGCGGCTGATGCCGGCACAGCTCGCAGAAACGCCGGCCTGGCGCTCGTGGGAGCTGCGCTTGCCACCGGCGCGGGCGCATGGCTTGGAGGTGGATTCGGAGCAGGCGCTGGTCTCCTGCTCTTCGGCGGCATGCGGAATGCGCTTCGAGCGCGCTCGGCCTGGGCGAGCAGTCCACCAAACCTAGCTGAAGGCACCCGCTCAGCCACGCTCGCGCTCTTCGGCCTGGGCGTCGGCGGCTATCTCGGCTATCGCGCCTACAAGAGGAATTCCGATGGCTGAAAACGTCCTGTTCGATCCGCAATTCAGTCTGCAGCGCGTGCTCAAGCCGTTCGATGGCTTCGAGGACACGTATCAGGGCAAATCCGGCACGGCACCGATCGCGATGTACGCGCCCGATGAGAACGGGCAGCGTCCGCCGCGAGATCCGGATGCGGGCAAGCCAGGCTTCAGTCCGAACCTGCTGCGCTACTTCGATGTGCCGATGGGGGCGCTCGTGGCCATGTGGTTGCCGATGGCGTTCTACGCCGAAGGCGATCAGGTGTTCACGGCGACGTACGGGTACCGTGTGAAGTGGCGTATGCGCAACGTGACGGACTACCGCAACCGTCGCACGCCGTACCACATCAACCAGCAATTCCCTGGTGCGCCCGACAGCTCCGACGTCGCCAATCCACAGCGACTGATCATTCCCGCCGCGTACGACAACGTCGAGCTGCAGCAGCCGACTCCGCTGGCAGGACCAGTGGAGATCAAGCTTCGGCCGCGTGAGTACGTCACGCCACCGAGCACCGAGATCTTGGACGACCTTCCGTTGCTGCCGGGTGGACTGTTGGGTGTGCACGAGCAAGGGATCTTCGATCCGTCCACCTTCGGTCCAGGGGCAGACGTGGTGAGGAACGCGATGTTCTTCCCCCCGAAGTTCTTCCTGGCGCGCGGCGACCAGATGATCGTCGAGGCGCTCAAGATCACGAACCGCGTTGCCGAGCCGTGGGACTTCGGGGCGACCGGAGCAGATCTGACGTTCGGCAAGCTTTACGGATCGGACTCTCCGGAAGGCTCTGGGATCTACATCTTCACCGGAGCTGGACCCAACCAGGACTGACGCATGGGAATCGTCGAGTTGATAGGCGGGATTCTGGGCGCGGGAGGCGCGTCATTCGTGGCCAGCTGGGCCGCGTTTGCGCGCCCGCTCAAGCGCCAGCTCGACGAGCAGGCGGCGCTCCCTACGCCATCGCTGCCGGCGCCCGAGGTCACGGGCAAGGACATCGACGAGCTGAAAGAGGAGATGCGCCGCGGGTTCGACAAACTAGAGCACCGCTGTGCAGCGATCGAGACGCGACAGAACACCGCGGTCACGAGCGACGAGTTCTCGGCCTACACGAGCCACACCACCCAATCCGTCAACCAGCTCACCGAAAAAGTGGGCAGAGTCACAGGAGCATTGGAGACATGGACGAGGGCCAAGTAATCGAGGTCGAGTTCCCGTTGGACGAGCCGCCTACGATGCCACAGCGGGCGCCGTCCGGAGCGGTCATCAAGGCTCCCGTCATGCGCGCGTTTCAACAACAGAGCACAGCTGAGAAGCTCTGCAATGCAGCGCTCGACAAACTCATTGCATTGGTGAGGACGATCGAGGCCGAGAAGGTTCCGCAGCGCCTGCGTGACTCGCTGCGCCCGGCGCTCGCGGCCAACGCGGGCCGCTACAAGATGACCGGAGGCTGATCATGCACGAGTTCAAGGCTTACCTGGATGCCATCGACCCGAGGCTCTTCTACATCGGCATCGCGATGCTGGTGGGTGCGGTGATCTTCGGTTGGAAGAAGGTGCACCCAGCGAGCTTCTTCAGGCTACCGACGCAGTACCGAGCGCTGCCTGCAGTCATCCTGGGGGCGGTGACCTCGGCCAGTGGAGCGTCCGAGATCAAGCGAGCAATCATCGACGCTGTCATCGGCGTCTTTGCTGGCATTACTGCCGTGGGTGGTCACGAGGCGGTGAGTCGGTTATTCTCGCTCGACGCCAAGAAGGCTGCTAAGGCGGCCAAGATCAAGACGGCTGCGGCCGAGGAGAAGAAGAACGATGTCTCGCCATCCTGAATTTCAAGACGTGGACCTGTCGAGCTTCGGCTTCGGAGCGCTCGGCGGACAAGGCGCCGAGGAGCATCACCAGGCCAAGGCGCGGCTCGACAACCAGCGCCAAGGCGTCTGGTACACCGTGAACTGCGACAACTGCGGCCAGCCGAACGGCATCCTGGTGAGCTGGGACGAGTTCGTGTACGGAGCGAACCGCCTCGTGCCTCCGGGCTGGGTGCACGAGCCCGCCATCGGAGGCATGCACCCGAACGTCGGCTGCAACCAGTGCCGCGCCGTGCTGCTCGTGGCGATCACGCCCGACGAGTGCCAGCGGCAGATCAAGGCTGGCGTGATGGCCAACCACATCCAGGAACAGCAGGTCGCAGCCATGAGCCAGACGCTGGCTCAGCGCGCCCAACCGCAGTACCGGTGACCACCGCGACCGCGTGCCCCGACACGAGCACGGACCTGAGCTGCGACGAAGCGCTCGCGATCATCGAGCCCTACTTCCACGCGATGCAGGAAGTGTTCGTGGAGCATCCTGCGCTTGTGCGCTGCGGGAAGACTCAGCTCTACGTGGCGCCCTGGGTGCACGACAGCCCGAGGCACTTCGCGGCCTGCCGAGACGACGGCAAGGCGATCATCGTCGCCCCAGAGATGGTCGAGCTGGACGAGCGAATGGTGCTGGCCATCCTGGCGCACGAGCTGGGTCATGCGTGCGACTTCCTGTACGCGGGAGAGTTCGTTCTCGGGCACGACCGGTCAGCGCAGCTCCGCAAGCGTGAGGACTTCACCGACAAGCAGTGGGCGCGCTGGATAAAGGACTGGGAGAAACGAGACGAGGACGCGGTGGAGTTCACGGCCGACGCGGTGGCGCAGCTCGCTACCGGGCTCGTGATTGGCTACACGGGCCCTTGCATGCTGCAGAGCTTCGAGCGCGGCAAGGCGAGGCCCCAGGGGCTGCGATGAGCCGCAGAGTCAAGGCGCTCAGGAGATTCGTGCGCGCCAGGTCACCACGAGGGCCCAGCGCGCGCGAGCGTGCTCTGGGCGCTCTGGCGGGCCAACGGTGGTGCAAGGACCACAACGGTTGGCATGACGGTGAGCGGTGCCTCATCTGCGGAGACCCCCTGCGGAGACCCCCTGCAGAGGGTCGTCACCTTCACGTTTGATTCGTTGTTCGCAAGGGATGTGCAATGACCCGAACGACCAAAGCTGAACGCGAGGCCGCGATGCGCACGCTCGCGGGTGAGCAGCACTGCGCAGAGCATGACCAGTGGTTTGCTCAAGGCGACAAGTGCCTGCGGTGCGTCGTGCAGGGCGCTCCTGGCAGGCTGCTCGACATGGCAGGAGCTTATCTAGCCAAGGGCACGGTGCCCGACCAGAACGAGCTGATCGTGGCAGCGGGCGCGACGATCTTGCAGTTCGCAGCGCTGGCACAACGGCCACAGGGTGTGCTCGGGATCTCGCTCACCAAGAACCAGCGGCTACGGCGCGCCAAGCCAGTGGCCCCTCGCCGCCGGCAGAAGCGCCGGGCGCCGAAAGCGCGGCGCGGCCGGCGGTGATGCGTAACACCGTGCCGCGTCACGGGTGACACGGTTACGCGAGCCCCGAGGCGGAGCTGCGCGAGACGTTCGAGGAGCTGGACACCGCCATCGGTGAGCTGGAAGGTGGCGTCGAGTTTCCGGGCATGTACGGTTGAGGAGGACACCAATGGCAGACGCGAAGTGGGTGCACGAGCTGTCCGAGTTCTACGCCGACATCATCCCCAGCAATGTAGGGTTTCATCCCGCACAGCGAGCCATTACGGGGCTGACCGAAGAACAATTCCGCGCCTGCTTGGAGGTTTTGGCGCTGGATCAGGAATCACGCCGGTCTCACCAGTCACTGGGCTTCGAGGAGAAGCCGCTGGACGTACTCGGTGCACGGCAGGAGGTGCTACTTCTCGGGCTGGCTGGCTGAGGTTCGCGCAGTCACCGGTCTCCGATAGCGGGTACTTCTGGCTCACCGATTCGGCGATTCGCCTCTGGAAAGTCCTTGGCCGCAAGGTCGTGGACTGAGAGCTGCACCAAAACTTGAGCCGGGCTCCGGCCGGGCGGTACAGTGCTTTGCATGGCCGTCCCGATCGGAGCCCTCATTTGGACCGCGCTCGGCGTGGGCGCTGCGGTGCGCACGCTCTGGAACCCCCAGCGCGCCGTGATGCGTGACGCATTCGCCTTCCGCTGTGCGGGAGCCCAAGACTGCAACACGGACCTCGTGCTGGAGAGCTTTGGCGAGGCCGAGCCCGTCTACGCGGCGACGTCGGGAGTGATCGTCTCGGCGCAGGGGCCGGTCATCGAGCTGGCCTCGGAGGTGGAGCCCGTGGTCGTGCGCTACCAGGCGGACCTCAGCAAGGGTGGCCTGCAGCTCCAGGTGCAGCCTGGCCAGCACGTCTGGGTGGGCCAGCAGCTGGGCCTGGCGAGGCGCCTGGCGTTCTCCGTGCTGCGTGCCGAGCGCGTGGGCGGCGTGGTGAGCTGGGCGCCCCTGGAGCCCGCCAGCTGGCTTGCCACGCGGGGCCTGCGCCTCAGCGCCAAGCGACGCTCCACCAGCGCCGAGGGCCCGAACTGGTGCGAGGGCGGGCGCCAGCTCGTGGTGCCCGAGCAAGTGGCGAAGTGCGGAATGAAGCTCCCGGCTCCCACGGGCTACATGCTGCTGCCGGTCAGCGTCACCCTGGGCTGACGCCATGGCGGTCGATCGCAGTCTGCTGCTCGGTGCTGCACTCGGCGGCATTGGTCTGCTGTTCGTAGTGGACGCGGCGCTCAGCAAGGAAGCTGAGGAACGCGCTGACGAATACTCGGAGTTCGAGGAGCAGCACTACCAGGCGTTCGGGTTCAGGCGCGAAGAGGAGTCGGTGGCGCGTCAGCTCGTGACCTGGGCGATGGGCATGGTGGCCATCGGGTACGTGCTCCAAACCACGCCCGAGCTGCTGGAGTGAAGAGAACATGCCGACCCTACCGGAAGCCATCTCAGCAGGAACGGTGGACGTTGCTTACAGGTGGGTGCCGATCGTGTCGGGACCCGTGCGGCTCTGGGTGTTCGCGGACGCACTGAAGATCAATGGCATTCGGGTGGCGGTGACCGCCGAAGAAGCGCAGCTCATTGCAGACCTGCACCTCTACGGTGCTCTGCTGACGACTCCGAAGATCGAAGACCTGATCTGGATGCAGGCCGACGTACGCATCGAGCCCCACCCTGGCGACGTGACCAAGAAGACGGCCGCTCAGCACAGCGCAGAGATCGACAAGGATCTCGACGGTCGCGAAGGCTTGATCTGCACGGTCGGCAAGAGCTGGGTGTTGAGCAACCAGCTCCGCGCTGGCAAGGCGGCCAACTATGGTTGGTTCGGCACGAGCGCGAAGTACCCGTCACAGACCATTCCAGGAATCAAGGTCTGGCAGCCGCTCGGTACCGCGCACAACCCTCAGCACAGAGATTATTCTCAGACTTTGCGGTTGGCTCGGCGCGCCTGCGAGGTAGACGGTCACGACGCAGATCTGCGGGACGTGCTGCAAGACCCGGAGCTGGCGCCCTACGTGAGCCATGAGGGAGCACTGAGGGTGCTGCGCCAGCCTGGTGTCGAGACGTCTCATAGTCGCGCGCTCACCGAGCCCATGGCGGCGGTAGATCCGAAGCGTCCGCTGCGCGAGCGCGCATTGGCCTGGTGCCTCGCCGAAGCAACCCGATGGTCCAACCTTCCGGTGCCTGTCGAGCGCGTGGCCCAGTACCTGTCGGGATGCGAGCGCCAGGGCGCGCGCATTGGGGGCGCGCTCTCGGGCCAGGTGATCAAGGGCCAAAGTGTGAGCTTCTGCGCAGCAGCGCAGGGCTACGCGGAGCAGCAGGTGCTCGGGCCCGGAGAGCAAGCGCCACCGTGGCGCGCGGGAGCGCGCGAGATCGAGCGCGACGCCAAGGCAGGCCGGCGCTCGCGGTGGATCGCGGCCGGCGAAGCCCAGGCGGGAGAGCTTCCACCTCTCGGAGCGCTGTGCGTCTACTGGCGCGAGCCGAAGGACCAGGGCTTCGGTCACGTCGAGCGCGTCATGGAAGCCACCGAGGACGGCTATCGGTCAGTCGGCGCGAACGAGGCTGGTGGCCGGTGGATAATCGACCTGCAGCGCATCCCCTACTCGCACCCTAGGCTTCTAGGCTTCGCTGTGGACGAGTCCGAAGCGGTCGTGCCGAGTGACG